CTCCGGTGCGTCCGCAGTGGGGGAACTCGTGGACGGTACAGACGGCACAGGCACGTCTGCCACCTTCGCCAGCATCTATGCCGTCAATTACGGCACCGACCACCTCATGGGGTGGCAAATGACCGATGGCCCCGATGTCAATGATTTGGGACTCATTAACAACGGCTCCATTTATAGAACGGTCATCGACTGGGCCGTCGGGCTGATCAACCAGAGCACCCGCTCTGTCGGGCGGCTCTATGGCCTCAAGCTGGCATAAAGCCGGAAAGGAAGAAGTCTATGTCAGCACCTGACCCTACTCCGGCGGTGGAGATGAAAATGCAGCCCTCCGAGTTCGCAGAGTTGCGCGGCGCCGTCCGAAGCGTGGCGTTGCAAGACGTGCATCTGGGGCGCGTACTTGACCTGCTGGTGCTCCACCTGGGACACGCGCACGGCCTTGACCCAACCGTTGAGGACGCCAAAGCCGCGAAGCAAGCCAAAGCAGACGCGCGCGCGGCAGAGGATGCCCGCCTTGCGCTTGCTGCCAAAGCCAGGGAAGAGCAACGCGCGGCCGAAGACGCACAACCGCGCACGCCATCCGAGACTGAAGCGTTACAGGCACGCCGCGCGGCAGAGGATGCGCAACTCAAGCGTGATGCCGAGGCCCTGGCTAAAGCGCGCGCGGAAGAGGACGCCAAAGACGCGGGCGCCGCGCCTGGCGAAGCGCCTGCGCCTAGCGTCGAACCGGAAGCGCCGCTTGAGGGGGCGCCCGCATGACGCAGCAGCAGTTTCAGGTGCTTGATACGCTGATTTGCGCGCGCGTCGGCATCAGCGACCAGAAGGAACTCGCTATTCTGGCCGCGCTGGCTATAGGTCTGGCGCAATCGCTCAGTTTGACCGCGTCACCACAGCTTCAGCTCCTTGCACTGCAAGTCTGGGGATAGGAGAAACCGATGCCCGTTGATTCCCAAATCGCGCTGCAAGCCAGCGTGACCAAAACCGCCACGTTTAACGGCGCGGCGCTCATCTTGCCAGGTGGCACGCCGACGTGGGGATTGATCGCCCGCGTGATCTACAGCGCTGCGACCCAGGCGTCCGGCTCCGGTGTGTGGACCTTCAGCGTCGATGTGTGTTACGACGGCGTTCCGACCGTGTGGCGCGCTGACTTCCTGGGCGACCCACCCATTACGCTGACCACCACGGCGCAGGCGGGCGAATTATACATCCCGTTCCGCGTGAGTCCGACCGTGGTGTCCGGCGTGATTACCGCGCCACAGATACGCCTGTCGGCTACGCTAACAGGGAGCCCAGTTACACCCACAATTACATACGCAGGCGACCTTATGTGGGTCAAGCCGTAGGCTGTTCGATTTGAAAGGAGTCTCACCTGATGGCTGTGAGAGCAACCATGCAAACCAACCTCATACCGCGGGTGAGACTGCTCATCAATGATCCGGCAGGGGTATCGCAAGTCTTTACTGATCAAGATGTCCAGGACGTGCTCGACGAGAGCCGCCAGGATGTCTACAGCATGCAACTGACGGGCAAACCGACATGGAGCGCTACCGGCTTTGTCTACCTGGATTATCTGACGGAGCTTGGCGGATGGGAAGATGGCATGGTCTTGAAGCAATTCTTCACGATTGTGGTCACACCGTCCGTGATTGAGCCGATTGCAGGCCATTTCCAGTTCGCCGCCAATACGCTCCCGCCGGTCTTTCTCACGGGCAAGCTCTACGACGTGTACCGCGCGGCGGCTGATTTGTTGGAACGCTTGGCCGCCAAATGGATGCTCAGTTACTCGTTTAGCAGCGATGGGCAGAGTTTTCAGCGCGGGCAGGCGACCTTGCACCTGGAAAAGCGTATCCAGGCGCTGAGGCGGCGCCAACGCGCGGGCACCATCAGCCTTGTGCGCACGGACACGAATGCGAGCGGGCAAGGCGCTAGTCTCACCGGGCCACAGCCCATCGATTATATCGCCAGTGGCAATCCAGGAGGGAGCTAATGGGGAGTACGATGCAGCAACCAGCGAGTTTCGGCCATGAAGATTTCAAGTTCCTGGTAGTAGAAGTCCTGGCTACCGGAGAGAAATGCTTGCAAGACGCACTCAATGCACCATCCCGGATGGAAGGCGTTGTATGGGGATTTCAGCGTAGGATAGACAACTTTCTGACATCGCTCGCACACGTGCGAGCCTTGCGGATAGTACCCAAAACGCGCCCGCACGTTCTGCGTCAGAAAGTGCCATACCTGATCTCGATGCGTGCTGAATGCGTGCTGAAGCACGGGCGATTGCCGTTTCAGCAGGTAAATTTCTCTCGGTGTCATCTATCCAGTATAGCACAAGGGGAAATCTGATGCTTTCAGCCGCAGAACTCGCGTCACAGACGGCCACCGTCGCCGCCTCGCTCGATCAGAGCTTGCCGTACTACAACCCGATAAAGACGCCCGATGGCTCAGGCCACACGACCGAGACGCTCGGCGCGACGCCTGATCTCATGCTGAACTGTACCATCAGCAAGCCATCGGTGACGCAACTGACGCTCTACGCCAGTGTGATTGCAGGCAAGCAGGCAAGGAACATGCGCTACATGCCGACCTCGGTGGTGAAGGAAGGCGGTATCGTGGTCTACCAGGGGAAAAACTGGCGCGTGCAGCCGCTCGAATGGGCGTCATCGTACCGCGTGGCGTCGGATGCGCTGATTGTGACGGTGACCTGATGGCTGTTACATCTTTCAATCACTTTCCGGAAATCACGAGGGCCTTGCACCGTGAACTGAAAAAGACCGTGAAGGAAGTTGCTGACAGCATCGCGGATGATGCGTCCATACATGCGCCAGAGGATACGGGCTTTCTGGCGGCATCGATCTACGTCAAGACGCAGACGACTTCAACCTATGGCAAAGGGCATGTCTCGATGACGCCCTACCAGGCGCTGCATCGCGAGCTTTTTCCAGAGGTGGACGCGGCGCCTGATGATCTGACCGCCTATATCGTGGTCGGCGCAACGTATGGCATCTATCTTGAGATGGGCACGCGCTACATGCCAGCACAGCCCTACTTTTACCCGGCCATGGAAGCGGGAAATGCCTATTTTGAGACGCTCGTAAGCTTCATCGAGGGCAACATTACGGCAGAGGTCGGGATGCTATGAGCAGCGAAGTCGCCATGGCCTACGCCTGGGTGGATAGCACGTGTCGCGCGGATAGTGCGCTCATGGCAGCGGCCACCGGCGGCGTGTGGCAAGAGGTGGCCGATATCGGCACACAACCGCCCTTCGTGATCTATGCGAAGCAAGCGGATAGCGATGTGATGACGAGCGCTGCCGTGCGCTTGTGGGCGAGTATTTTACTGCAAATCAAGGCAGTTGGGCCTGTCGCCAACTGGGCGGCGATCGTGATTATTGCCAATCGCATTGATGAACTGTTCAAGGATAGGCACAGCGTTGGCTTGCCAGGCGGTGGCGTGCTGGACAGTCACCGTGAACAGCAAATCGCAATGGGAGACCCGCCTGTGGCGGGTGCGGCCTGGACGAACCTGGGTGGTCTCTATCGCATCGCACTACAAGGAAGCTAGGTACTACTGTCGTGATGACAGAAGGAGCATGATATGCCGTGGGCACCTGAACGCTCAACCATCAACCAGACGCTGCAATTCGGGTTGGAGGCCACGCCTGGCGTGAACGTGCCGGCCAACAAGCTGCTGCAATGCTTCGATATCACGCTGGGGGCGATGGCCGATGTAAAGCCCTACGAGCCAACGGGGCGCAAATATCCCTCCATCGTGATCGAGAACAGCGAGTGGGTCGAGGGCACGCTGGGGGGCGAACTCGACTACAACGGCATGGTCTACGCGCTCGCCGGCGTGTGCGGCGCGCCGGTCATCTCTGCGGTGGGCGCATCCGCCATCGCCAAGTCCTGGGTCTTTACGCCGCCCCTGACTGGAAGCGTCCAGCCCCAGACCTTCACCATTGAGCAGGGCGAGAATAACGCCTTCGGCAACGCCATTTATAACCACAAGGTCAACTATGGCCTGATCTCGGAGCTTGGCTACAAAGGCGACCGCAAGGCCGGTTTTACCGTCTCCGGCAAGGTACTCGCCCAGGCGCTACAACGAGCGATCACCATGACGGCCACCCCAACCGCGGTGCCGCTGCAGCCGAGTGCTGGCAAGCACTTCAATTACTACCTGGACGCGACCTCCGCAGGGCTTGGTACCACGCAGCTGCTCAAAGTGTTGAATGTCGATTTCGCCTTTGGCAACCTGTACGGCATGTTCTTTCCCATGAACCGCGCCAATCTTGGCTTTGCCGCGCATGTTGACCTCGATCCGACCTGCGCCATCAAGCTGCTGCTGGAAGCCGACGCCATCGGCATGACGCCGCTCACCTACCTGCAGGCGGGTACCACCATGTTCCTGCGCGTGGCCGGTCAGGGCCTGGTGATCGACAATAACCAAACCATCACCTTAGGCACGCAGTCTTCGGGTTCGTTTAGCTTGATCTACAAGGGGCAAACCGTCTCTGGCATTGCCTACAATGCCACCGCCGCCACCGTTGCGACCGCGCTGCAAGGGCTTTCTACGATTGGCGCGACTGGGTGTACCGTCACAGGTCCCACAGGCGGCCCATACATCGTAACCATGACCGGGGGCCTTTCGACCGATACGACGCCGCTTACCGGCACCTTTACCCTACTCACCACGCCTGCCAACGCAGGCATCACGCAGACGCAGGTG